ATGCTCCAGGATGATAACCCCAAAACAAACGCTGTTGTAGAGCTTTTGTTGGGCGCTCCTGTTGCTTATAAGTTAAGAGATGTTGAAGAGCCTGGCGATAAAGCTGTGGCCGAAATAAACGTAATGAGAATCCAGCAGGGCCAAGAGCCTTTCTTTAAGCCTTGGATGAATCATCAAAAACATATTGATATTTTATTGACAGCAATGCGTGACCCTAAGTTCTTTTTAGATTATAACTTAGACCAACAAATGAAGTTGGAAGCATTGCTTCAAAAACATCAAGCTGCTATTGCTCCTAACCAAGCGCCTGTTGATATGGGCGGTGGACAAGGTGCTCAGCAGCAGGGTCAAAATCCTTTAGAACTGCTTCAGGGTGCAGGTCAAGAGGGCCGTGGCGCAGCGCAAGTTCCTGCTGTTGCTAACGGGTTTGTAGGTGAACTAGGTGGTCAAGGGTAACTGCCATAACTTAAAGGGTAAACGATGAGTAAAAGTGCTGAAGAACGGATTGCAGAATTAGAAGCTAGGTTAAATGAAACTAATCAGGAAAACCAAAAGCTACAAAACTATTATAGCCAGGCTTATAAAGCTATGGAAGAGGCTAAGCAGAACGAAGCTTACTACAGGGGCCAATATGAGTCGGCGTCTAGCCAGGCTCAAGAACCTAAAGAGTCTTCTTATGATTACTCTGATGTAGACACAGGCAATGTTAATCAAGTTATTGAAAAGCTTGTGGCTGAGCGTCTTGAGCCTCGTCTCCAGATGGTAGAAAAATATGCAACCGATGCTTTGCAGCAAACTGCT